TATCGGCAGGAGATAGGCTCTACAGACGGGCTTGGAACGCCTCTAAAGGCACTCTTCTTACTACCTTCAAGACCGTTGACGGTCGGCACAACAATTTGAGAGTGATTTTCAATACACTCATGGAAGCCACCGTTACTTCTTCCAACCGAGAACACAAGACCCTCACTCTAGATTTGAACGATTCTCTCTACGAATCGGTTTCAAATGTGGATTTTTTGACAGGAATCTACAGTCTAGAAATTGAGAGGTTTGAAGGGAACATTGAACAAATGGATACTCAAAGAGAATTTGGGCAGAATTTTTTGAAGATTTATGGCCGAAGCAACTATTCAAAATTAATTTCTCCAACAGTAAACAAGAATTATTTATTTAGCAAGGATATTGTTTATTCTTCCAATAGCCCCTACAATAATTTGGTTAAGGTTGGGACTTCTTCAGATGTTTCTTTTGCTAGCGATGAATTTGATTTAGATGCAGACTCGGCAGTTTCTTTGAGTAATGGAGATAAATTGTTTATACGATACGATAATAGGTCTATTGCCTACATTGGAGAGTTTGACCGGCATCCCGGTGTATTTTTTAATCGTGATAGGTCAGTTATTGAATTAAAAGGAAACTCTTTAGCATCTTGTTATGTTCCCGGCTCAACTCCTATTACCGTAGATATTTACAAGGCTAACACTAAGAATTACATATTTTCCAAAGCACTTTCAGCAGATAACAGACTCACCTCCTTTGCAACAAGTTTGACTGCGGCTACAGAAAAAGGTGTATTCTTTGAGAGTGGTGTTGATATTTCGGATAACACTTCTTTGACGAAAACTTCGGTTTCTACTAATGATAAAGCGATTGGCTATCATATCAATGACCCTACGAATATCAGCAAGGATGAAGCCTTCCAAGCAAGGCTCTCCGATGGAGATTCAACTTTCTCTACTTTTGATACGGTGAATACTCTTGCTGACTTTACTGTTGTTTCTACCACACAAAAAGACGGCAAGACCATTATTGAATTGGCCCCTTATGTTCCTATTACCTTGGGTAGGATGGAATACAACGACGCAGATGAAACAGAAATCACCTTTACTTCTTGGGGTGTTACCACAGGTTCTATCACAAAAACTTCCAATCAAAGATACATCCAATTGAGTGCTAACCCCGGATTGTATGGGGATGAAGGTGAACCTATTTACATCAATGAAGTGTTTGCAGGCTACATTACTCAAGTAATCAAACCTAGCACTACTGCGAATTGGCGGGTGTATGTTGACCGTGCAGTAGAATACGATAGCGGTGATACGGTTAAGGTGTTGGACCAAACCTTGCTATCTACAGGTTCAGCAGGTGGCGGAGAAAGGACAAAGAAAACTCACGACCTCTATTTAGTGAATGGAGCGCACCTTCATGGAGGTAAATTCGTTTCTCTCATCAACAGTTACTTTGCTGATGGTGTTCCTCATGTTATGAATTTCCATATTGAGCAAGGCCTTACAACCAACATTCATCGTCACGGCTATCCACTCTATAGAATTCACCATTTTGAGAAAGGAGTTTTTGATTATATTTCTTCTCCTGTTAATAAATCAATCAGCAAAGATGATTCTAATTATTACGAAGGAGGTAGTAAACTAAAGTATTACGGGGTTTCTTACAAGATTAATCCAGCAAGGCTCTATGAATCTTCTACATTTTACGATGGAATCATTGGTAGAAACTTAATTCAAGGTTCTTCGCACCAACACATGCCCGTTGAGCGTCGTGGTAATCACCCTGCTAGTGGTTCTTTGTATTTTGATTACAATATCTTTGAAAGTGGGCATAGCAAAGATGTGGTTGTTTCTGGTAGTGAACCCGATGTTCCACAGTTCTCATCCATTAACCGATACCGACCTAGGGATATTCTACAACAATTTGACCCTAAAGCACAACGCCTGTTTTTGTTTGCCACTTCCGACCTTTTACCTTATTCTAGCAAGAGAAGCGATAGTATCTTTAACTCCTCAGTAATTACAGAGAAGGAAGACCTGTTAAATTTCAAATTACTACTTTTGAATAATTCCTCTGCTGATTCGTATTCTGTTGCTCAGTCTAATTTTAGTTCAAAGGGTTCTTCTGTTAAAATGACAGATGAAAATTATGAAGATGCTCCTATCATTGAAGTTGACCGTGACATTACAAAACTAATGAAAACGGGAATTATGCGACTCACAGAAGTTGTCTTTGATTGCGCCTTCAATCAATTCAATCCTGAAAAGCCTCCTAAGTCAACAAAGACGCTTCCTCAATTTATCTACTACTACCATGAGGTTTCTTCTCTTGCCGTTACCGTTTCTAGTTATGGAACAAACGAAATTACAGTTAGTTCTGCAATCACAGTAGCAGATGATGAGGTTCTCATTGATGATGAGGGAAATCTTATCGGAACTGCTAATGGCGCACAGTCAAGTGTAACTACTGTTTCTCTTAACGCAAATCCTATTCCTACCGATAGTGGTAGTGCCTACACAGGGACTCTCTATAAAGCGACAGTTAAGAAAACTACAATCAAGGGTCATGGGGAAAAGGACTCCATTCTTGAATTTGAAGATAATATCAATCTATTGAGAGGAACTGTTCTCAATAGCAGTTATGCCCCTAATAATTTCTCTACAGTCTTTGGAAATACCATCAATAATCCCGGCGGAACTGCGGCTACTCAAGACTCCCACTTGATTCTTCCTTTGAGTTTCAAGGGCAACGATGAGATTGGTAATTCAGTAGATGGACACCCTAGCCTTTGGTTAAAGAAAATTGACTCTCTCCCCGACTCTGCTGGTAGTAGAGATGCATTCCTAGATTCGCAACTACACGGGGTTTTCCTAGACCGATATGATATTGAAGACGGTCTTCGTAGTGACAACGGCCTTAGCCGTGGGACGGCTTTCCCTGCAAACTACAATACCCATTTACGAAAATATGATAACGACATTACTACTTTGAACATGGGTCTTCGTAATGATTACGACTTCTTGTATTTTGAAGGCCCCTATGGTGATTCTAGAACTGCAACTTCCAATGATGGTGAAGGGGTTCTCATCGGATTTAAGTTGCGGCTTGCTATCAATCACGGCCTCTCAAATATTACCCGTTCCACGCAATACGGTCCAAGCGGCAAAACTCTCTACAAATACACAATCACTTCCGAACCTGTTCTAGATTACATCAAAGATTTGACCGGTTGCTATTTAGTATCCGAAGAAGGTGTGGCATACGGAGAAGATGATGCGGGAGCAGAAGTCCGAGTTAATGATAGCACACCTAACCCTCCGCAGGGCATTAACAATGTCATGCCCGATGATGTAGGGTATGTTCTTTCGCATGAGATTGATAGTAGTGATTCTACATTGACACATATTCTCCTCGTTGACGCAGATTTGACCAACGGATACTACAGAGTAATGCAACCAAACGAAACCGCATTCTACGAATTCACACCAAATAGAATCAAAATGAATACGCTTTCCAGCGAATACACGAAGGTTCCTTACGAAAACAAGACATATGATGTAACGAGAGATTACCTCTTTGGATACGGCTCCGGTGGTCGTGACTTCAATAGTGTAAACAATGCAGGACACAATGAAGCCGTCCTTTCCATGTATGTTCTTGTTGACCCGGACAGGCAGGACATTAACACTAACAGAAGCGAATTGGTTACGAGGACCTTTGGTTGGTCACATTATGTGTTTTCCGGGGATGCGTTTGAATACACAAAGCAGTTTAGCGTGTGTTTAGCCGATGGTGAAACGACCTACAAAACGAGTCTTGTAGCAGAATATCTCAGCAATACAAGAGGCGCATACATTGAATTCGGTGAGATGCAAGAAATGAATGGTGTCGTTTCAGTTTCGGAAATGATTACCATTACCACTTCTAAGAATGTTTCAATTAATCCCAAGAGGGCAATGATTGGTTCCGTTGTTTCTATCGCCAATGAAGCCGAAGATATTCTCAATGACCTGTTTGAATCCAATGATTTGGAATACGAGTTTACCGATACGAACGATTATCCTCTTTTCCTTGCCCCAAACTATAAGAGCGTAGACTTGTTCTCAGCCATCAATTATGTTCTTCAGCGCAAGAAGAAAGTATTACTTTATGAAAACGATAAGTTTACTGTGAAGAATAAAGATAACTCTAGCCTTTATCCAAAGATTTTCTTGAGTGATTCCAATAACAAGATTCAGATTAAGGACTTCAATCGTTCAAGCGGTTTGTTTGACCTCTACAACGAAATCATTGTGTATGGTGATTCGCATGTTTCTACCAAGCGAAACCTCCGAAGCATTGACAAGATTGGCAAGAAAACACTTGAGTTTGAAGACAAGACTATCTTTACACAAGAAGATGCAGATGAGAAGGCCATTGAGTTGTTGAGGCAACACTCCAAAACCAATGAGAAAATTACGATGGAGATTGGTCATGTGGGGCTAAGTCAACTCCGAGCAGGCGATACCATTGATTTGGAATTGACTCAAGAAGGTGTATCAAGAGGGCAATATCTCATTTTGGAAATGGAACATCAAATTGATGGATTCATCAAATTGGAACTTGGGCGATTCAGTAAGGGCTTGGAAGACAGACTCGCAGAAGTTCTCATTTCCACAAAACAAAATAGAGCATTCCTTCGCTCAAAGGAATTGGCTTCTGCCAACGAGAATGCATCCTTGCTGGACCTCATCAATGTGAGAGAACGGAAACTGTTGGTCCAAACAAGAATTGGCACAAGTTCTTTTAACATAGGTTTCGTGGAAGAAATTGGATTTAGTAGTGAAATGGGCTTTGGGAGTGTGGGTGCATCCATTGTTACAACAACCGTTAGGGAGGTGGAATATTGATTACCGATGAAGCAAGAGCAGACCTCGCAAATTATTTGAAAACGACTTACACCAAGGCTAGAATTGGATTAGGTGGAAACAGTAGCAGTCCTATTTCCGAAGACCTTGATGTTCCTATTTATGATGTAAGCACGGTCGTTCGTTCTCTTTCCGATGAGAATGTTGTAGATTTCAAATTCTCTGTAGCGGGTTCTGCAATCTCCGGATACACGATTCGTGAATTGGGTATCTTTGATGCGACATATTCCAAGATGCTCACACGGCTCAATTTTGAAGGGATTGGTCCCTTCTCATCGGGCGATGTGGACTTCTTTGTGACCATTGAGGTGGAGTGAAATGACGAGTAGCGACAATAGCGGAGGATTCAGCAGAATGGCGGTTGACCCTACATTAGGGGGTCTTCGTGACGGAACTGATTTCCCACATAGCGGCATCTTCCATGCTTTGAACATAGCGAGCGGGGGCAGTTATGCCGTGCTGGATGGGAACAACTTTGACATTACGCAAAGTGATTCATCGGGCAATACGCAGTTTGTTGTAGCGGCTGGTAGAGTGTTTAGAGATGGGCAATACCTTGCGGAAATCGCTACTGCTACTTTTACACAAGGGACTCCTGCTAATTTTGACGAACCAACGGCTGGTAATATGTATTACCTTCTTGTTGTAAATGCTAGCAATGTTTTGGAGATGAAAAATCATGGAAGTTTAACTGCTACAGATATTGTTCCCGTTCCTGCCGCAGGGGATATTCCTATTGCGGTTATTCGCTTGGCCGCAGGAGAAACTACAACTCAGCGGCATATTCAATTCTTGACTACCGGTAAAACGAGCAATTCAGTTAGTATTGGTTATCCTAGCGGCTCCAATTATAGTGAGCAGTTGTCAATCACAAGCGATGGAACAAATGTTGCTTTTGCTGGTGCTAGTAATAGTGATATTCAGTTTACTCCTTCGGGTTCGGGACAAGTTGATGTGACTACGGGTGATATGATTGTCAGCAATGGGAATTTTGAGGTTCCCAACGGATACTCGGAACTTACAGTAGTTGAGAGTGTAACTGATGGAGGGGCCGCAGGATTAGTTGCAGGAACTCCTGTTTATCCAACAAATTACACCTCCGGAAAAATTACTGTAGACAAAGCCGATGCTACTCAAGCAGATGGAAAATACCCTGCGATTGGTTTGGTGTATGCTAATATCTCTTCGGGTGGTAACGGTAAGGTTGTTGTCAACGGTTTGACCGGAGATATTGGAGCGGCTTTATTTGATGCTGGTTCTTACTCCGAAGGTGACATTATTTACCTTTCACCAAATGTTGGGAAACTAACCAATACTCGCCCAACTGCCGACACAGATGTAATTCAAAACATTGGAAGAATTGTTCATCTTAGTTCTTTTACTGCGGGTTCTTCGGGGACGGCTAAAATTCTAGTGCAGGGTTCGGGCCGTTCAAACGATGTTACGAATGATGGTTTTGTAACCACTAATGCTTCTTCTATTCCCACCGCTCGGCAAATTACTGCTGGAACAGGAATTACGCTTAACGATGGTGGTGCTGGCTCAACTCTTGAAGTCGTCAATTCAGCACCCGACCAAACCGTAAGTTTGACCGGCGGAACGGGAATTACCACATCAGGGACTTATCCTAATTTTACCATTACAAATTCAGCACCCGACCAAACCGTAAGTTTGACCGGGGCAGGTATTACCCAAGTTACAGGAACTTATCCTAACTTTACTATTACTTCCACAGAAGAAGACACATTCGCAGATGTTACAGGCCGTGGGAACAACACTACTATTTATGAAATTACCATTGGGGGTTTAATAAATAGCAAACACTTGGTTGCATCTAAGAAAGAAGCCTCATCAGCAGACTTCCCTGTTGCGGGTGGCGGCCCCTCTGTTGAGGACATGGTGTTTTATCTTAATGCCGCTGGACCCTTTGGATTACCCGATGCTAACGCTCATGATGGAACCGTTATTACACTCAAGAATATTCATGCGGCGGCAGTAACGGTTTCTTCTCTTGCGGGGCAACTCATTGATGAAGGTGTTTTCTCTCACGATGCAAGGCTTACTGCGGCTAATACGATTACATTGGATAGGATGGAGAGTATCACCTTACAGGGCATTACGGATGCTTTGGCTTCCCTAACTCCGGGTTGGATGGTCATTGATACAGATACCGATACAGATACAGGTATCTTAAATGTTGTTGAAGATACTACGCCACAATTAGGTGGAAACTTAGATGTGAACGGAAAAGACATTGTTTCAGCATCTAATGGCGATATTACAATTACTCCTGATGGGACGGGTAAAATTGTTTTGGATGGGCTAAATTGGCCTACTGCTGATGGCACTAACGGCCAAGTTTTAGAAACAGATGGTGCAGGTCAATTGTCATTTGTTGATGTTGCAGGAGGAACGGTTGATGTAGTTTCTAATGTGGCAACCAACACCATTCTTGGTCGTAATGATGCTGGTAGTGGTGATAGTGAGGAATTAACTCCTGCTGAAGTGCGAACAATGCTCAATGTTGATGATGGTGCTAGCGCATCGGGTAGTGTTGCTAAATTGGATTGTATCGCTCCCGATTCTGCTCAAACGGCTAATAATTGGATTACAATTGATTTTGGCGATACATCTCGTTGGAATGTGGATGACCCCGATGGGATTCTCACCATAGCCCCACCATCACCGGACCCTACCGCTGGACAAATTACCATTGGTTCTTCTTCGGATGAAATGTATCTCGTTATTATTCATCTTTGGCTTATCAGCACCGCTAACTCAACAGGAAATGGCCTGTGGATTGTGAGAGGAAACGCTAACGCCGTAGCACAAGATGGGCAATTCTTCTATCATCGTGAACAAGAATATGTGAGTAGCGCACAATCAGCCATTACCACCCCTGTTCAATTCACCGTTGAAGGTGGAACGACGATTGAAAGCATTGAGTATTATTTTAACCAAGCCAATTTCCAATACCGAGGAAACACCCTCGGAACAACGAGAGTGTCATTTCTTGAATTCGTGAG